CGGAGTCCCTTGAAAGAAAGGTGCTTTTATGGCAATCGAAACCGCAACAACATCATCCACAACACAGATTGACCCAACAGTTCAGCCGTTCCTAAAGTACGGCTTAGAAGAATCTCAGCGCCTCTACCAAGCTGGTGGGCCTCAGTACTTTACAGGTCAGGGTTATGTCGGCCCATCACAGGCTACTCAAACAGGTTTAGCGGCACTTCAAGCCAGAGCCGCCGCTGGTAGTCCTTTAACTGGTGCTGCACAGAATCAACTCTACGGAACGATTCAGGGCGATTATCTTGGTGGAAATCCTTTCTTTCAGGGTGCTTTCCAACCTGCCGCTCAAGCCGCTACAACCGCTTTTAATAGGGCAATTGGTGACATTTCGTCAGCGGCTTCAAAGGCTGGTCGTTATGGTTCTGGTGCGATGACAAACCTTCAGAATCAAGCGGCTAACACTTTGGCTCAGAGTCTGACAGGTACAGCAGGACAATTGGCTTATCAGAATTACGCCGCAGAGCGTGCTCGTCAACAACAAGCAACTTCAATGGCTCCTGAATTGGCTCAAGCTGATTACGCAGACATTAACAAGATGCTGGCAGCAGGTCAGTTCGGTGAAGGCTATCAACAGCAAGCCTTGCAAGCTGCTAAAGAGAAGTTTGCGTTTGAGCAGAATCTGCCACAAGCACAACTCCAAACCTACTTGTCGAATATCGGTGCTGTTCCAAGAGGAACAACCTCAACTCAACAAACACCTTTCTACACTAACCCTCTGGCGACCAACCTCGGAACAGGTTTGTTAGGGCTTCAGCTTTTGAACAAAGCCTCTCCATATCTCCAGAGTGGTTACAACTTCTTAACAGGTGGTGGTTCGTCATACACAGGTTCAAGTGACATTGACCGTTTGATTGGATTAGCATAATGGCATTACTTGATTCACTTTTTGGACAAACCCCAAGCTATTACGGTGGCTTGTTGGGTGAAGATGAGCTTTCTCGCTTACGCCAACAGGCTCAAGAGCAAGGAACTCTGAACACAGCAATGGCGTTACTTCAAGCAGGTGCGCCTAGCCGTACGCCTGGCGGTGGCGCTTTGGCTATCGCTCAAGGTCTGCAACAAGGTCAACAGGCTTATCGTCAGGCTTTGAACCAAGGCTTGCAAGAAAAGATGGCAGGGCTTCAGGTTCAAGATTTGATGCGTAAGCGCCAAGAAGAAGAAGCTGTCCGTAGGTTCTTGCCTCAGATTATGCAGCCTGGTCAAGTTGAGCAAAACTGGCAATCTCCTGAACAGATTGGTCAATTCTTCCAAACTGGCGCAATGCCGACTCAGCGTGGCCCGTCTACGATTAACCGTGATGCGCTTCAGCAATTGGCATTGGCTTCACCTGAACAGTTCGCAAAAATCTCAACTGGACTTAAAGCGTTTCAGCCTGAATACAAAGAAGCTGGCGGTATGCTTTATGAGATTCCAACTTATGGTGGTGAAGTTAGGAAAGTTGCTGGACAAGAAAAACTGACATATCAAGACTTGGGTAATGTTGTTATTGCACTTGATTCAAGTGGTAAGGAAGTTGGTCGTTTAGCTAAAGGTTTAGCGCCACAAGGCCCAACATCATTGCAGGCACTTGAGACAGAAAACGGCTTTGTTACTTTCAATCCAAGAACAGGCGCAGTAAACCCTCTTACTTCTGGTGGTCAGCAACTTACTGGAAAAGGCGGTTTGACAGAAGGCCAAGGAAATGCTGTGGCTTACGGCATGAGAATGCAGCAAGCGCACGACATTTTGAAGCCTCTTGAAACAGCAGGATTAAAAGATACTGGAAAGATTCGCTCTTTGGTTAGCGGTACTGTTGGCGCAACTCCTTTGATTGGAGATGCTTTGTCAAGAGGAACAGACAATATCTTTAATGTGCTGCCAACTGTTCTCGGTGGTCTTAATGAAGATCAGCAAAAAGCTGTTCAGGGTAGGGTCAACTTCATTACTGCTGTGTTGCGTAAAGAGTCTGGTGCGTCTATTGCGCCAACTGAATTTGCTACGGCAGAGAAAAACTATTTCCCCGCACCTGGTGATTCTGAGGCTATTGTCAAACAAAAACAACAAGCCCGAGAGACAGCAATTCAAGCCATGAAACTTCAGGCTGGAAAGGGTGCTAAATATATTTCTAGCCAACAAAATGAATGGTCGGTGGTGAAATAATGGAAACACAAATTTATAAAGTCCGTGACCCAAGCGGTACGATTCGTGAGATTCGTGGCCCTGCTGGTGCAGACGATGAAACCATCATCAAGAAGGCTAAAGAGCTTTTTGCTGATGTGAAGCCTGTTGACATGGCGAGTAAGATTCCTGGCCAAGTCTCAACATCCAGAGCCGAGCCAGAAATGTCTATGGCTGATGTTATCCGTGGAATTATTGAAACTCCTGCCGCTGTTGCCGCAAATCTGGTTTCTGGCCCGATTACTTATCTTTCTGGTGCTGCTGGTCCTGATGTTCAGCAAATGGTTGCTAGAAACATTCAGTATCAGCCACGCACACAAATGGCTCGTAATGTTCTTGAGAGCATTGCAACAAATCCTGTTGTTGAGAAAATGCCGCCATTTATGCCTCAGTTTGTTGGCGCTAGACCGACTGGCGTTGCGACTCAGGCTCAACAAGCTGTATCTTCACAAGCTGCGAAGGCTCCTATTGCATTGTCTGATGTTATTGGTGCAATTCGTGGTCAAGATACAACACCAGTTATGCAGGGCATGGGTGCTGCTGAAACTGGCAAGGCTTTAGAGCGACAGACAAGAGCGCAAGGTTTGCGTGTGCCTGTTGAGTTGACAAAAGGCGAAGCGACAAGAATGCCAGGCGTTCAAGGGTTTGAGTCTGAAACTCGCAAGGTCTATCCTGAGACTGTTGGCAAGCCATTGATTCAGCGTCAGATTGACACTAATCAGAACATTCTTAGCAACTTTGATGCTTACGCAACCGCAACAGGTGCTGAAATGTCAGGCAATCTGCGACCTGTTGGCAAGATTGTGGATGCCGCACTTGTTAAAGAGGCAAAGAGCGCAATGGGCGAAGTAAATGCTGCCTATCAAAAAGCTAGAGCCTCTGGTGAAACAAAAGAGCTAGTGCCTTATCAGGGATTGGTTACATACATCAACGAGCAAGGACCGACAGTAAAAGAGAAGTTAGCCCCTATCCTTGGTGCTGTTGAAGATCAATTAGTTAAGAATGACCCGCAAGGTTCTGGCGCTGTAACGATTGATGCTCTTGAAGATATTTATCAGTTCATCAATAAAAACGCCCAAGAGGGAACGCCTAACTCGGTTCAAGCCCGTGAGTTAAAGAATTTAATTAACCAAGCTACCGAAGGCGCTGGTGGTGACTTGTACAAAGAGGCAAGAAAGAAGCGTGTTCAATATGCTAGACAGTTTGAGAACGCCGCTTCTGTTGACAAATTGTTACGCAACAAGCCTGGCACTACTGATAGGGCCGTTGCTTTTGAGGACATATTTGAGCACTCAATATTGAAGGGCAGTTTTGACGACACCCGCAACATTGCTTTGTTGCTCAAAAAAGGTGGTCAAGAAGGTCAACAAGCATGGAAAGAGCTTCAGGGTCAGACTATTGAGTACATCAAGGAACAAGCTACCAAGAACATTCAGCGTGATGCCGCAGGTAGACCAATTCCTTCTGCTGCCGCAATGAATAAGGTAATCCGTGATTTGGATTCTGATGGAAAGCTAGACTACATCTTTGGTAAAAAAGGTGCAGAGGAAATCCGTGAATTGCGTGATGTGATGGTTGATGTTTACAGCCCTGTGCCTGGAACAACAAACTACTCAAATACGGCTAGCGCTTTGTTAAGAGGTTTGGAGCGAATCAACGCTTCACCGCTTTCAAAGATTCCTGTTGTTGGTTCTGCCACGAAGTATGCTGAAGAATCATTGCAACAAAAACAACTCAAGAAATTGGTTGAAGAATCGCTGAAGTATCAGCCTTAACCACTCTGTTAGAAAAGGAAAATCATGCACCACATGGTCTATGTCACAAAAAATGTAGAAAGCGGAAAGTTCTACATTGGTAAACATAGCACTCGTAACCTGAAAGATGGTTACTGTGGTTCTGGTGCGTGGGTAAAAAAATCAAAGGCAAACAGAGATAAGCTAGAAACTAGAGTCTTGAAACATTTTGATGATGAAGATTCTGCTTATGCTTTTGAGCTAGAGGCGATAACAATTTCAAAAAGCGTTTATTCTGACTTGTGCATGAATAAACAGCCAGGTGGTTGGGGTTTAAGATGTAACGAAAAACACCACTATTTTGGTAAAAAATTGGATAATCAGCATAGAGAAAAAATGAAGATTGCTCACTTGAATAAAGTTGAGAAGCGGTCTAGAAAAGTCATGTGTATTGATACTGGTGTCATTTATGACTCTGTGTCAATCGCAGCAAGATTGGGCGTTGGCAAAATCAACTCACGAGTTGAAATTAAAAAATGCTGCATGGGGTTGGCAAATGTTGCCAACGGTCTTAAATGGAAATTCGTTGATTAAGGAAATGCTATGTCGAAGGACAAGATAAGCGATTACAGTACAACAGCCAACTCCAATACTGATATTGGCGGCATAAATGTGGATGAGGGTTGCGCTCCTTCAGGGATTAACGATGCCATTCGCACATTGATGGCTCAGTTAAAGACATGGCAAAGCGGTGGGCAAGATGTTTACATTCACCCTGCTGGTTCTGCCTCGGCTCCTTCTATTACAGCGAATGGAGACACCAACACAGGTATCTTCTTCCCTGCTGCTGATACTGTTGGCATCTCTACTGGTGGCACTGAAAGAGCTAGGGTTGATAGTTCTGGCAACTTAGGTTTAGGTACTACTCCAAGTTCTTGGGGTAGCAGCTTTAGAGCATTGCAAGTTACCAATGCGTCTGCTCTTTGGTCTGCAACAAGTGGTGATTTACAGTTAGCAAACAATGCCTACTATGATGGTACAAATTACAAGTTTGTATATGGTAGCGGCTCTGCATACGCTGCTCAATACCAGCAAAAAGATGGTAAGCATATTTGGCAAACCGCAGGTTCTGGAACTGCTGGAGGAACCATTACCTTCACCCAAGCAATGACGCTTGATGCTAGTGGGAATTTGCAATTAGGAACAACATCAGCAATTCTTGGTAGTTCTTCTCTTAGAGAACTTGTATTAAGCAACGCTAGTGCAAACATTATTAACCTTGCTATTGGTAGCACTTCTACTGCTTTCTTTTATACAAGTGCAACACAGGCGAACATAGGAACTATTGCAAATATTCCGTTTACGCTTCACACCAACAACACAGAACGTGCCCGTATCGACTCCAGCGGTAACTTGCTGGTGGGGACAGCTTCCACATTAAGCAATACCGCTGCTCATCTTCAAGTTTTAGGTGTTTCAACTGATGATTCTCTTGCCGTGTTCAAGAATGGAAGCGGAAGATCGGCAGGAAATATCTTGTTTCAAAACGCTTCTGGAACACAGGTTGGTTACATTCAAATTCAAGCGTCAGCAACCGCTTATGTAACCTCATCTGACTACCGCCTGAAAAACACAGTTGCACCAATGACAGGTGCTTTGGCTAAAGTTGCCGCATTGAATCCAGTAACTTACAAGTGGAACTCTGACAATTCAGACGGTGAAGGCTTTATTGCTCACGAATTGGCTGAAGTTTGTCCTCATGCCGTGGTTGGTGAGAAAGATGCTGTGGACGCTGATGGCAATCCTCAATATCAAGGCATCGACACCAGCTTCTTGGTTGCTACATTGACAGCAGCCATCCAAGAGCTTAAAGCAACCGTAGACGCACAAGCGGCCCGTATCACAGCATTGGAGCAAGCATGACAATCACATGGAAAATCAATAACCTAGAACGCCAAACCTCTGATGGTCTTGTAACAGTAGTGCATTGGGGTGCTACTGCTGTTGATGGTGACTACTCTGTTGGTATCGTGAACACACAAGCCCTAGAGCGTGGTGACTCATTCGTGAACTACGACACCTTGACTGAAGAAACAGTATTGGGTTGGTTATGGAGCAAGATTGACAAAGACGCTGTGGAAGCCTCTTTGACAGCCCAAATCGAGGCTCAAAAAGCACCAGTAACTGCAAATGGTTTACCTTGGGGTGAGTAATGGCAACAGTTGACGCGACTGATGCTCGTCTGTCTACGCATGAAGAAGTGTGTGCGATGCGTTATGAGTCTATTAACAAGGCTCTAGAGCATGGCGAAAAGCGCATGACTAAGATTGAATATCTGCTTTATGCGGTGATGGCTGTTGTCCTGCTCGGCCCTGGTGTTGGGGCTGAGTTCTTCAAGAAACTTCTGGGGATTTGATATTGACCCGATTTCTGCAATGCTCATGCTGTCAAGCGCACTCAAGGGCATACGCTCTTGCTGTGAAATGCTGTCAGAGGGCAAAGCAGAGATTCAGCGAATAAAGAAGGGGATTTCTGATGCTAAAGAGATTGCAAAGGAAGTTTCTGGCTTTTGGTCTTGGATTCAAGGGCTTTTCTTACCGAAGGATAAACAGCCTAGCGCTGTTGTCAAGGTTGAAGAACCGAAGAAGAAAGTAAAAGATGAATATGTTGATTACATCCCTGATGAAGATGCTGTAATTGACCAATTCATTCGCCATGTTGGAGACTTCTTTAAGGCGCAAGCCTATTTGGTAGCCTATAAAGAGGATTTAGAAAGAAAGGTCTTTAGTTCGTCACATGGAGACAATAACATTGGCGCATTGGAACTTATCTCGATTGAGACAAAGTTGGTCAAGTGTGGTGCGGAACTGAGGGAGTTGATGAACGAGGCTCCTGCTCAACTCGGCCCGTTGTACAGTCGTTATAAAGCGATGTACTCTAAGATTCTTGATGAACAAAAGAAAGCTAGGGAAAGGGACAGAAGAAACGAAAAGCAGAGGCGCATAGACCAGATTAAGACGGAGAATGACAGGGTTGACCGCTGTGTTCCGCATTGGGTAACGCTTGGGCTAATCATTATCTTTTGGGTGTTTGTATGGCTAATATCGCAGAGTACGATGCAAAAATCTACTTTTGGGGGATGGTCTTATTCGCCACAGTTAGTTTTATCGCACTCCCTGCCGTTGCCTTTATCTATCTCGATAACAAGATTCTCTCTGAGCAAATGAAGGCAGACAGAAAGAAAACTGAGCAACTGAAACAGAAACTTGAAGAACAACTGAAAGAGGTAAAGCGTGAGACTCCTATCAATACTAATCCTGATGGCGCTAGTCGGATGCGAGGACAGATACCGATACACCTGCCAAAACCCCGACAAGTTCAATTTACCTGAGTGCCAAAAGCCTCGGTGTTTGTTTACCCAGACTTGCCCAGAATATTTAGTTGCCCCTATCTTGGAGAAGAAAATTGAACAACCCCAACAAGCCGCCTCTGAGTCCAAGTGA